CCTTATACACATCCCGATATGGAATATTGGGACAAACACAATCATGGTTACCATGAGAGTGGTCACTATTTGCTCACTTGGCGTATTCTTGCCACACAAGGTTCTGCTAGATTGGTACTTTTCAATACATTTGAAGTACCTCAAGATGATTACAACGCATTGCCTGTTCTTTACCCAACTATTGATCGTGAAATTGTTGTTAACAAAGTTATTGACAAAATAGCTGCAGACGCTTTCCTTAATCCTATGGATGGAAAACATGCTCTATCTAAGGTCACAAACTCTGCTAAGTACGTACTTTTAGCTGATAATCCCCAACTCACAGTCGAAGACTTGTCTGACTGTGTTTCTAAGGGACTCAACAAAGCTACTCGTGAGAACGTCAAATTTTATGACAAAACAGTTGAAAATTCAATAGAACCTCCAACAGTTCTATACAAAATTAAAAAGGTTATCCAATCACCTTTCCCAAACAATTTCTTTTGGGACCTGGAAGCCGAAAAAGTCCGCCACACTTTTAAAGAAGTGCCTAATCGTTTAGATGACATTTTAAACGTGAAAACCCCCGCCGAAGCGGGGGATTCTCTTTTGTCGAAGCTTTGGAACATACTCGTTTCAAAGCGCCGTTACTTTATGACGGCCCTGTTCGCCTCAACAGCTCTTTATGTGGCTATCAAGCTACTACCAAAGTTGCGCCACAGACCGGCAAAGCAACATTTGGATGGCATACGGTCACAAGCGGACCAATTAATGACAAGGATTCTAAACGGATCACCGATAAACGATCAATTGTACATCGCACTAACGTCATACCTACCAGCGACGACTGTTCAGCAGATGCAGAACAGCGACAATGTACTCGATCCAATCCGCCGTTTGCTGCTCACCGACCCCGAGTCTTTGTTCAAGGCATTATCACAGACTGCCGACCACCTTCAGCGCCAGAGCGATGCTCTCGCAATGAATGGTCTGGTATTGTAGAGCGACAGCTCTGCGGATCACTGAAACCTGAGCATTTAGCTTGGGTGGAAGTGACCAGGTGGTTGTTGTCAATCACGGATTATATCTATCCACAATGGCAACCAGTTCATTACACCTTCGATGAGTGGAATGAACGTGATAATTTTTCTGGACACAGAAAAGAACAACATCGACTAGCTCGCGAATCATTGATTAGTTTGCCTATCTATCGTAAAGATTGGATACGTAAAGCTTTTCTTAAAAGTGAGCTCCTTTTAAAAGATGAAGACTATGCCGTGCGTCTCATCTCCGGGTGTAGCG